GTTTATGTACGAGCAGCTTCCGAGCTGGTTACGGCTCAAGTCCTTGGAGAAAAATAAACTCTCTTTAAGACTTGTGAACGGATCAAGGATCGCTGCTAAATCATCAAACTCTGATGCTGCAAGATCTGAGGCTGTATCACTGCTGATTATTGACGAAGCTGCGTTTATCGATAACATCGATGAGACTTTCGCTGCTGCACAGCAAACCCTAGCAACAGGAGGCCAGTGTATGGCTTTGTCTACCCCCAACGGAGTAGGGAACTGGTTCCACCAGACCTGGGCTAAAGCAGAGATGTCAGAGAACTCTTTCATACCCGTACGTCTGCCCTGGTCCGTGCATCCGGAAAGAAACCAAGCCTGGAGAGACTTACAGGATAGCGACCTAGGACCTAGAATGGCAGCCCAGGAATGTGACTGCTTATGGGGCGAAAGCCTAGTAAAAGTAAAAGATACTATAACTGGAGACGAAAAATTAATATCTTTAGAAGAACTTTATCAAGCACTTTATCAAGAAGGTGACTATTTATCATAAAGGTCGCATTCTTGTGAATAGTAAAACTGAACAACATTGGATTAACGTAAGGAAATATTTAAACTCCTTACAAGCCTACACTCCGGAACTTACTAGAGAGATGCTTATAGAGAATGATCTTTACAAAAGCTACTCAGGGAAAGCAAAAAATAGGACTTTAATTAAAGAAAATCCGACACTGTATAAGTCTATAATGGAAAATACAGCAATTCTGCAAGAAGTTTTTATAAAACAGAAAAGTTATAAATCCACTTATAATCTTACCAGTAGGATCAAACTAATCGTTCAACACAACTATGATATATCAGCCCTAAAATGTCAGTGCGGCAAAATTTATAATTGGACAAAATACTGTAGAGCTTGCCCTGATTACAAAAGAAACCAGCTAGGAAAACCTCATTCTGAAGAAACGAAATTAAAAATGAGAATAAGTACTCTTGCTTACCTTGAAAATTTAAAAGGGCAACTTGCCCCGAGGTACAACAAAGGAAGTATTGCATTAATTGAAGAGTACGGCAGAGAACAGGGTTACCGATTCATGCATGCCGAAAACGGAGGTGAGTACTACATAAAGGAACTAGGCTATTTTTTAGACGCTTATGATCCAATTTTTAATATAGCACTCGAAATCGATGAAAAGCATCATTTTGATAAAGATGAAAATTTAAAAGATAGAGATAAAAATAGACAAAAGCTTATAGAGCAAAAATTAGGTTGTAAATTTATTCGAATTAAGTATGATAGAGTTTAGGAAAAATAGTAGATATGAAATACTGACTCCTGACGGGTATAAAACTTTCTCCGGTATGAGGAAAACCTCTAAATCCGAAATTGTTGAGTTAACTCTATCTAACGGGGGGAAAATACAGTCTTCTCTCGATCATAAGTTTATAGTTAACTTAGATACGGTACTAGCCCAAGACCTCGTAGTAGGACAGTACCTTACACCATCTATATCTCTTGTAAAAATTACTCGGGAGTCGGGTGACTTTGTACTCTATGACCCAACTGACGTTGGAACCGATCATTTATTCATTGCCGACGATCTTATCAATCATAACTGTGATTTTCTATCCTCCGGCGAAACAGTCTTTGAGCCTGAGTACCTCTCCTTTTATGAGCAGACCTACCGCAAGGACCCCAACGAGAGAAGAGGAGTAGACAGCAATTTATGGATCTGGGAGTACCCTGATTACACTAAGTCTTATATGGTTGTGGCTGACGTAGCAAGAGGGGACGGAGCCGACTACAGTACCTTTCATATCATCGATATCGAAGCAGCTACGCAAATCGGTGAATATAGGAGCAAGGTATCTCCCCGTGACTTCGGAAACATATTAGTGGGCATAGCCTCGGAATATAATAATGCCTTGCTGGTGATTGAAAACGCATCCATGGGATGGGCTACTATCGAGCAGGTCCTTGACCGGGAATACCCCAACCTCTATTATTCCTCTAGGTCAGACCAGGATACGGTCGAGAGCTATATGAACAAGTACGACAAAGGTAACCTAGTCCCAGGCTTTACCATGTCAATGAAGACCCGTCCTCTTGTAATCGCTAAGATGATGGAATACATCAGAGATAAATCAGTCACTATTCAGTCCAAGAGATTGCTAGAGGAGATGAGAGTCTTTATATGGAAAAACGGCAAAGCCCAAGCCCAGAGCGGCTATAACGACGATTTAATAATCGCTTTTGCTACAGCGCTGTACGTCCGGGATACGGCTCTAAGACTACGCCAGCAGGGTATGGATCTTGCTAGAGCCCAGTTATCTTCCTTCTCAAACCTAAATACCCGCCAGGCCCCTGTGTATAATGTTGGAAATATGAAAAATAATCCGTATACCATGGATACTCCGCACGGAAAAGAGGATTTAACCTGGTTACTCCGTTAGGACTATTTATACTTAAACAGCTTTTGAATGGCTAACACTTCTTTATTTAGTAGATTACAGAGACTTTTCTCCACAGACGTCGTAATACGTAACGTTGGTGGGAATCAGTTAAAGATAGCAGACGTAAATCACATCCAGAGTACTGGACGTTACGAGACCAATTCATTGGTTGACCGCTTCTCTAGACTTTACATCTACAATAACAAAAATATCTTCAACCCAAACCTTAACTATCAAACGTTAAGGATCCAGCTCTACTCCGATTACGAGGCAATGGATACTGATCCGATCATCGCCTCAGCCCTTGATATTATCGCCGACGAGTCTTGCCTGAGAAATGATATGGGTGACATCTTGACGGTCAAGACCTCGGATGAGAACGTAAAGAAGATTCTTAACAACCTATTCTACGACGTCCTAAACATTGAATTTAACTTATGGTCATGGGCTAGGAATATGTGTAAGTATGGGGACTTCTTTCTTAAGCTAGAGATTGCTGAGACGTTCGGAGTTTACAACGTCCTTCCTTATACAGTCTATAGCATGATCCGTCATGAGAGCCAAGACCCTAAAGCCCCAGCTAAGGTCACCTTCTCAATCGATCCTGACGGTATCGCCTCCTCGACCGACCCTAACTACATCCCCAGACACAAAGACAAAATCATCCAACTAGACAACTACGAAGTAGCACACTTCCGTCTTCTGTCTGATACTAATTTCCTACCCTACGGCAGGTCTTACCTAGAACCTGCTAGGAAGGTATTCAAGCAGCTCATCCTTATGGAGGATGCAATGCTTATTCACAGGATCATGAGAGCCCCTGAGAAGAGGACCTTCTACATCAACGTCGGAAACGTACCCCCTAACGAGGTGGAGCAGTTCATGCAGAAGACCATCAATCAGATGAAGAAGACCCCGTACGTAGATCCCCAGACCGGACAGTACAATCTTCGCTTTAACATGCAGAATATGATCGAGGATTTCTATATCCCGGTCCGTGGAGGTGATACTTCAACTAGAATCGATACGACCAAGGGTCTAGAGTACGACGGCACTAACGACGTCTCTTACCTAAGAGATAAGATGTTTGCTGCTTTAAAGATCCCCAAGGCATACTTCGGCTACGAAGGAGACCTGCAAGGTAAAGCAACCCTGGCAGCAGAAGATATTCGCTTTGCCAGGACAGTAGAGAGAATCCAGCGCATCCTAGAGTCTGAACTGACTAAGATTGCCCTTATCCACCTCTACACCCAGGGTTACAAAGGAGAGAGTCTTACTAACTTCGAACTAAAACTAACTACTCCTTCCATCATCTACGAACAGGAGAAGGTAGCTCTACTGAAAGAGAAGATCGATCTAGCAACTCAGATGATGAGCAGTGCTTTATTCTCATCAGACTTCATCTACGAAAATATCTTCAACCTATCCGAAGATCAGTACAACGAGATGCGTGATTTGATTAGAGAGGATAAGAAAAGAACCTTCCGTACTACTCAAATTGAGAACGAAGGCAACGATCCTGTCAAATCAGGGATATCCTACGGCACACCTCACGACCTAGCCACTATGTACGGCAGGAAGGGTGTCGACGGACAGAAACTCCCCACCGGCTATGATGAGCTTGTAGGAGAACCTAACCCCGAAGGCAGACCAAGAACAAATATGTCCATCTACGGCACCCAGAACGACCCCCTAGGGAGAGACAGACTAGGTACCCACGATATGAAGGGCGGTTACGAATCACAGAACGATAAGCTTAAGGAGAGTAGTCTAGCAACTAAATCAGTGTTCTTCCAAAATCAGGATTTATTCAAAGAGCGTAAAAAACTCATCTTTGAACAAGATCATACTGCAGAAACTAGTACTTTACTAGATGAAAGCAATATTAAGGATTTAGAGAAGTAACATATATTTATATCAGTAGACTTACATACTCATGAAAATTAAGCATTCGAAGTATAAAAACACAGGCCTTATTTTTGAGCTGTTGGTGAAGCAGATTGCTTCCGACACTCTATCGAGGAAAGATTCCCCGGCCGTAAAGGTACTCAAGAAGTTCTATACAGGAAAGACATCGTTAGTTAGAGAGTTCAAGCTTTACGAATACATCCTTAAGAACAAAGGAGTATCCCAGCCCAAAGCCGACGCCATCGTCTCTACTATCATCGAGATCTCTAACAAGCTAGATAGAACCGCTATCAAGAAGCAGAAGTACGATCTTATCAAAGATATCAAAGAGTCTTACGACCTAGAGGAGTTCTTCTCTATGAAGGTCCGGGATTACAAGCCGCTGGCTGCCCTGTACTGCTTGATGGAGACTCAAAGTTCTGAAGATCTCGCTGATCCTAAGTCCATTGTCGATAACAGAGTTACTATTCTAGAGCATTTAACTGCTAAGAAGCAAAACGAAGACGACGTTAAGGATGCGATGATCGAAGAATTTTCAAAGTATGATAAGGATTTAAGATTGCTTACTTACAAGATTCTCTTGGAGAAGTTCAACGGAGAGTATGAAAACTTCTTACCTCAGCAGAAAGACATCCTTAGAGAGTTTATCACCGCTTCTGAATCACAAGTCAAGCTAAGAAATATGATCAACGAGGAGTTAGAGAAAATTTCTATAGAAGTTAATTCTCTTACCCCTAAGATCAAAGACGAGATTATTAAAATCAAGATCGACGAAGTTCAAAAGCTTATCAAGCCTTTGGATAAGAAGACCCGGATTGACGACAATCATATCGTTAACCTCCTTCAGTACTATGAACTTGTCAATGAGCTAAAGACTTTATGAAAAAGCATAAATTCACCGAGCTCCTCAGAGAACTTATCCTAGACCAGCTCCAGGAGGTGAACGTCACCGGAGCAATAGGAGCGACCCAAACTCCTTACGCTTTTTCGAAAGGGGGAAAAGACAACAGAGCCGTCACCGCAATGAAGAGCTTTGGTTACACTAAGACAGAGAGACCAAAGAGACCTTCCAACACTAAATTGTTTGATTTCAGATGAAAACACTACAAGAAAAATATAATGCTATTTTAGAAGGAAACTTCTCTAAAAAACAATTCGTAAGAGATGCCAGACTAGCACACTCTAACCTTATCACTCAATTCAACAGCTTTGCCGACACCGTCGCTATCCTTAAGAACAAGGGGATGGTGGTAGAAGCTAAGAAAGCTGAAGTAACGGCTTACATGAAGCCAGAAGTAGATCCTATCGACATGGTTGCACCGGATCTTTTGGATCACGGTATTGAAGCCGAGCTTCATGCTGCAGGCATCACCGGCACTCCTTCAGAAGAAGAGTACGCAAAAGCAAAAGAGAAAGCTGCTAAAGAGCTTATCAAAGATCCTCTTTGCTACAAGAACGCCCAGACCATGACCGAGCCCGGTGAGAAGATGGAGAAAGCAAAGCTAAGTGAAGAAACTGCTCTAGACAGGGTTGAGAGAAACGCTTCTACCAAAGTTCAAAACAAGTTGGCCGATATCTCTAGCACAGTAGGTGAAGAACCTGCTAGCGTAGCAGCAGCTTTTAGAAAGAAAGTACTTGCAGACCCCACCCATTTTGGAAAGATGTCAGCTCACGAGCTCGAAAAAGAGTTTATCAAATTTGCTCAAGATATGAAGGTTGACAAAGAAGCTGATAAAGATCAAGCCTATAAAGACGGAGTAACTCAAGCTTCAATCGATATGGCTATGCAACAAGCCGGTATGAAAGAAACTCAGCTTAAAGAAGGCGACGGTAGCGGTGCACCGGAGGAAGAAATTAAAAAACACGCCGATGAGTTTGATATCTATAAAAATTCGCTAAAGCCCGGCGGTAAACACGCTTATAATCAAAAACTAAAAGATTTTAAAGATCTTGCAGCTGGTAGATTAGGTGATATAAAAGCCCAGCTCTTCCCCAAGTGGGAGTTAGAAGATTTTGCTGAAATAATCAAAGACCTTCCAGACCCTTTTGTGCTAGAATCTAACTCGCAGCAACAAGCCCAGCTCAAAGAAGCAGTAAAGTCTTTAATTAAGAAGACTCTAGAATCATAATCATGGCAAATCTCTTAATTGAATATACCCCCTTCCGTCCTACGATCACCGAGTCCGTTAAAAGACCTGGTATCTTTGAGGTTGTGGGTGTTATGCAGAGAGCCAACGCCAAGAACCAGAACGGAAGGATCTACGAGAAAAAAATACTCGAAAGAGAGGTCAAGAAGTACATGGAAGCTTTCGTAAAAGTTGGTAATGCGTACGGGGAGTTAGATCACCCCGAATCACCTATCGTCTCACTAAAAAATGCTTCCCACGTGGTGAAGGATCTTTGGTGGGATGGGGATAACCTGATGGGGAAGGTTGAACTACTAAACACCCCGGCCGGCAACATCGTAAAAGAAATCATCAAGGGCGGTCATACGATCGGGATCTCTTCAAGAGGCACAGGCTCAGTCCAGCCCATTGGTGAGAATACCTTAATGGTTAAAGACGACTTCGATTTGGTGTGCTGGGATTTCGTATCGAATCCTTCCACTCACGGAGCATTTTTAAACCCCGTCTCTTTGAATGAGGTAAAGCAGGTAGTAGATCGCTACGCCCGGCTTCACAACATCATAGGTGACATTCTTAGAGCATAAAAAGTAAAAAAATAAAAAAAATGAACAATTTCGATTTAAAAAAATTCTTAGTAGAGAA